ATCTACTATCGCCTTTACAATAGCATGTGTATTAGCTAAAGTATCTATTACGCTAACTGATTCCAAGTTTGTCTGGCCCGAACCTTCAACTGCTTGAGGACCCACTAGAACAAATGCCGCTCCGTCCCAAGCATATAACTGCTTTGAAGATGTATCCCACCAAAAATCGCCAACTGTCAATCCAGTAGGAGCAGAGGCCGATATTTCTGCGCCACCTGTGGTACGCCACTTTGTGTTATCATAAAACTTTAGCTTTTTTGTAGATGAATCATACCAAATCTGGCCGCTCAGAGGTTTGGGGGGAGCAACTGTGTTGGAAAAATTTTCAAGCAAGAAAAGAAAATTTTCGTTCTGGATTTCGCCGTATCCTGCGTAGTTTTTACCTACAAATTTAAGATCAGTTGTCTGATCTATAGTACCATCATCTACCGTTGTTAATGGTACTCCGTTAAATCTATCTATTTGATATGGCATCCTCGAGGCTCCTGATATTTTAGTGCGTTAGTGATATTTATCAAATACTACTTGATAGATTGCTTACGAACGCCCATGCTCCACTTTGTATTTCGAACTTCTTTAAGTATCTAGTAACTGTGACTGCTGTCGAATCATAATCTAAATGTTGACAATGTACGAACGCAAGTTTTCCGTTTGGAAAATAAACAGGATCGGCTACATCTGTCAAAAATAGTATAATATTAGTGTCAATGGCTCCAGTAAGTTCGTTATCTATTATAGATATAGATAAAGGTTGATTTCCGGAAGTTAAGTCAACATAGGCCTTAGTAGCAGCATCTTGATTACCGACAGGATTTGCAACACCTGTAATTCTCGGACTTCCTACCAGTGCTACATTGCCGGTACCGGACGGGTCAAGTATTATGTCTTGATTGGAAACTGTACTGCTGATACGGTTGTCTTGTAGATAAAGATCACCGACCGTGATATTAACTTGCGGCCCAAAACTGGTAATACCTGGAGCATTTGTGATAGCTGCCGAAAGCGTTGTTCCGCTGAGAATTTCAACACCTCCTATCTTGATCACTTTGCCCGCTGCCAAATTGATAGTTTCCGAGATGTCAAATCGTGGATCAGAGTTATTGTAAAGTATGGTCTTGTCAACAGTGGCCTTTATGATCATTCCGCCGCCGTCTGCTAGCGTATCTGTAGGAGATGCCGTATATGCTAGTTCGATGTTCTTATCTTCAACTCTTACAGTAGCTACTTCAACAGATAAGTTATTACCTTCGACGATTATATCGCCTCGAACGCGAAGAGATCCGTTGACGTCCAGTGTTTGCTGCGGGGTTGTGGTAAATAACCCTATTCGTTCTGCGCTGGAATCTATATATATTGCATTGGTATTTCCTGCGGAACTGGTAGTTTTAATAGCAATGTCGCCATCGATGAAAGAGTTTTCTAATACAAAGGTAGTACCTGCTATTTGCAAATCAGCAATCTGGTTAAGTCCGATAGTGATGCCACTGTTGTTTTGTATAGTTAATTTTCCGCTAGTTGTCGTGTTTGCATCTGTTCTCATAAACTGTGTTGAAGATAGATTGTTAAGCGCATTGGAATTAGACACGGTCGTATTAAAAACTGCATTAACTAAGCTGTTAGAGTTATAACCTTTGATTAATGTATTAAACCCTGGAATCAAAGGTGCTGGCGTAAATGCATCCGCTGCAAAAATACCAAAAAGAGAATTATTCACAAATAATTTCAATACCGATTTAGCGTTTCCGTTGGCGTCGAACAAAGTTTCTGCTTCAAACCCAGTTTTTCCTTGGCTTCTTTTCCAGATAGGACCTGCTAACACAAGATCAGTTCCGTCATAAAAATGCAACTGATTTTCTTCGTTGTCGATCCAAAAATCGCCAGTAGTTAAGATCAAAGGCTGTGACGCGCTTACAACAGGCCCTCCGGAAACTTTCCACCCGGAAGAACTGTAAACTTTTAATCTGCCATCAGCGCTGTCGTACCATAGCTGTCCTAACAAAGGACGCTCAGGAGGTGTAGAATTAGAAAAATTTTCCAAAAGCTTGACTAAATTTTCATTAAAAATTTCACCAAAACTTGTGTAGTTCTTGCCTATCAGCGTAAGATCAGTCGTAGTGTCTAACGTCCCATCTATTAAATCTACAAGGAGAGATCCATCAGTTTTGTTAATAGAGTATGTCATTATTCTACTACCCTTCCTGCGTATATAATGTAATTAATTGTCAGATATGGATTCATAATGTTGAAAGGGGCACCTAATGGCGCGATCGAATCTACCGAACCAGTAGAGTTATAAAACTGCCCTTGACCTGGTGCGGTGGGACCGTTTCCTGCCGAACCGCCAGAATCAGGAGGTATGCCAGCAGTATTGTTTGTAACAAAGAATTGAGTCCCTGCATTACCTGTTAAGTTGTGTATGTGATCTGGAAGATTTGGGACGGTCAGTGTCCGTTGCTCTGTGCCGGAAGCATTACCTAATATAGATGCTGTAGAATCTGTGACTCTGCCTGCGGGGCCGCCACCGGAGTCAATATTTGGATTTCCTGGAGTGCTAGCGTCGGGCACTTGATCTCCGTTGTCCATATTATCTCTGCCGAGAGGAAATCTACCTCTCAGATCTGGAACCCTAAACGTTCCTAAACCATTTAATGTTCCCGGTGCACCGTAAGTGAATTGTAATAAAGCAAACAAGTCTGGATATTTGGCTCTAAGCTTCTCACTACCATCGCACAACAAATACCCTTGCGGGATAACAGTTCCCGCAAAAGGAAACAATGCTCCGACTGGAACTGTTGGAATTTGTGTAAAAAATGTAGTGCGCGAGATCTTACGCAATCCAGTTTCTAGCCCAGTCTGTCTAAATATTAAAAGATAATCGTTAGGATTAACTGTGACAGTTTCAGTCTTGGTGGATATAAAATCCGAAGATATCGTAGTAGTTAAAGTTTTCACTGTGCCGCCACTTTGTCCATCAAACTGCACGCTGTCGCTAGACACATCACCACTCATGTTAAAAGTCGTAGTTGCTAGCAATCTAGTAGCAGTGCCGTTTATGTTACCAGTGACATTGCCAGTAACATTTCCGATAATGTTGCCATGAAATGTTGAAGCATATATGTTATTAAACCTGCTTGTAGGCTGTCCTATATTGAAGAAGTTGGGTTGTGAAGGTATGATCGCTGCTGCTATCGAACCGCCGATTGTGACTGGATCATTAAATGTAGCAGTTCCTCCGACTATAAGATCTCTCTGGATGTTAGCTCCGCCTGCTACTTGAAGAGCGCCGGTTACACTATTCGTAGTGTTTTCGGCGCTGGTAAGTTTAACAACTCCAGTAATTTTAACTGTGCCTGCAACATCTAGCGTTTCTTCAGGTGCTAGATTATTCTCACCTATACCAACTTTACCACTGCTATCTGCATGTATTAAAGTGGTTCTAACTCCATTTTTATTGATTCGTAACGCTAATGCAGAACCTGGAGTAGAGTGATATATCTGTCCAACTTCATTAACTACCGATAAAGCTAATTGCCCGGTAGATCCAACCGTTACACCTAAATCATTTCTAACATTGAACTGAAAATTAGCTGTATTTGCAATATCTTTTCTTAAAAAACTCGCTGCGTTAACAGTGTTAGACCCAACAATGAGAGCTTCTGCCTTTTCAGCTGTGCCCCAAAATTTATTTGTTCCGGATCCGGCAAAATCTTTGGTGCTTAGATTTATGCCAGCTCTAATAACTGTAAATCCTTCGATAGCAACTTTTGGTGTAAATGTGAGTACACTATAAATCGATACCACTTCGCCATCTACATAGGATTTTAAAACTATCCGTTCTGTATTAGTGGAGTCAAGGGCTGTTTCTACCTGTACTCCTGACTGTAATCCGCTACTGTAAGTAGGGCCTACTAGAACCCATGCAGCACCACTAAACAGATAAAGCTGCTGGTTATCAGTGTCTACCCAAAGATCACCAAGTATACTGTTAACAATGTCTGGAGCGATGTTTGATTTTCTAACCGATCCTGCCGATTTCCATGTGGTTCCATCATAGACTTTGAGATCTTCAACTCCGGCAGTGTTATCATACCATACTTGTCCTTCTACCGGATTAGATGGCGGTGTAGAGCTAGCAAAATTTTCTAAAAGATGTAGAAAGTTTTCAGATACTGCAATACCATAACCTCGCTGGTTGCGTCCTGGAAGTTGCAAGCTTGTGTCGCTATTAACAGTACCATCGTTAACAGTGATAGATCCTTTGTTTGCGAAATCAGTATATTTGACTTGATAAGACATTATTCATTAAACCCCGACAAGCTCTGTATTCGAACAGTATAATCAATCTGTATCAGTCTATTCAGACTTTTTTGTACAGGATGAAAGATAACGTGAGTTAATAATTTACCAGTTCCCGAAGGACTATATCCTCTAAGTCCCAGTTCATCAAACACATATTCGCTGTTAAGATCGCTGACATTATCAAAAGCTTCTTGGCCAGCAGGTTCTCCATAATCTAACAAACAAGATACTATTATATCTGTGTAAGTAAGACCAGTTACATGCCTAGTTTCGATCTTGTTTCTTGTAGGATCTGTATTGTTAACACTCCTGTCATCGACAACTTTAGCATAAGTTTCGTTGTAAAGAGTGCTGTTAGTTCCAACACTGTTGGGTGTAAGGTATGTAATAACTCCAGTAGGATCTACATTGGTGCCGCCATTGCCAAACGCCATCTGGTAAATGTATCCCTGGCCCGAATTAGCAAGGCTTTCGGCTAAGGCAATGCTCATGTTTTCATAATGAATGGCGTTTCGTTTATCGATAAAGATATCGCCGGTTTCGGGG